CCGGGGTATCGTCACTACACATGGCGACAAAGCAAGAATCATAACTCAAGCCGAGGCTGCAGTCCAAGTCGTTCTAGGACCGGTCAATGATATGTTAATTTCAATATTGAAGAGAATTCCATCTCTTCGTGACCAGTTAAGAGGACGACCTAGCACGGTCCATCTTCAAAAGACGTTAAATAAAATTACATCTGAATTTAAATCGAAACGTCCCGATGAACCGAGGCTACTATATAGTGCAGATTGGTCGAAATCGACCGACTATATTTCGCACTGGCTAGCCAAGGCTGTTTTACTAGGAATGAGAGACTCTGATCTCTTACGTGAGAAGATACCAGACAGGGTTTGGAATTGTATAAACAAAATCGCCGAACCAATAAACCTAGGAGAGTTTGAAACTCAATCCGGTTTATTGATGGGCTTTCCCATTGTCTGGCCGGTACTCAACGTGATACAGATGTATCTCATTCATAAAGTTGATCCTCGCTTTGCTGCTGCCGTTGCACATGGAGATGATCTCCTATCCTTTTGGGACAATGCCCGTATCGATCGGTACGAGAACTTGGCTGAACATTGTTTATGTTTATCAATTAATCGAGCCAAGTCGTATAGATCCGACGATACTGGTCTGTTCTGTGAAGAAATATACCATTTAGGGTTCACTAAAGAGCATTATTTACAAGAAGAGGCTGAAGCCGATCATCTTGTCGCTCTTCTTAATGATTTAGAACCCAAGGTAATCACAGACAGCTCAGGCATTGATCCTATCTCACGACTCGACACAGATACTCGTAATGTTTACAATACTAATATTAATCGACGTATCTGGTGTGCCCCGCGACCAAAATATAAAATAATATTAAGATGTCATGTCGCTAAGGATGCACATCTGCTCACACGTCTAAAAGACATAAGAGCAGAGGGCGCGAGATCGGCCACTAAAAAGTGGTTAAAGGAGCTTATCATCTCCAGGCCGGAGGTCATGTGTGCCCAACGTTATGGAATACGTCTGGGGGCCCCCATCGAAGCCGGCGGACTTGGGTGTAAATTATTCAAATGTAAACATTCTCGACCCAAGGCAAAAGGAGATTCATTAAAGCACTTATTCACTACGGGATTATTTTATTCCGAGGACAAGAATCTAAGAAAATTTATGACTTCTATCCTCGAAGATAAAATTGACCGTATAACCAGACAACATGGAGTCACAGTAAAAGATATATTACAGAAAATTAATTTAAGCTGTGACGTCCTAAGACGCTCTATCGGAAGAAGACCGATCTCAACCAGGATCGTGTCTCCTTACAAATTTTGTAAGAAATTCAGCGTCTTATCCAGATCAAAAATAAAAACAATTAGAAATGATCTTCTGGATCGTCGTGTGGCAGAAAGTGCTTTACCACCATTTGGTTTTTATAGGTTAAAGGTTGCGGATATTCTGTCCAGAGACCGAGACCTTATTGTCGAAGTCGGTCCTCCGAAGGTTCATCATCAGCGTGAATTCCTCTCGCTAGATGAAAAAGGCGTATCCCAGTCACAATTAAGTGTAGGGGACCAATCTCACCTAGAAAGACTCCGGCAATTCAATTCGCTGAATCACTTGAACTGGATCAGACAAAGATCCGCAGGTGCCCTGAAGCGTGATGAAATAAACTTTCAGCACGCAATAAGGCGCCTGATCAACCTATA